TCTTTCCAAACATCCCGGCAATGGTCTGGAATCCAATGGTTATTCCACTTCAATTCGAGTTTTAACAGAGCTTGTCCCATTTCTTCAATCAAAAGATTTGCTTCTTCTATTTGCTTATTTAAAGCGTCATTTTCGGTATATAATTTATCCAATTCTTTTTGCGCATCGGATAAAGAAGATTCCAATCCAGAAACAAAGAGGTCTTCCACGTTATTTTCCCACCAAAGTCAATTCTTCTTCTTGCTTCCAAGTTAAGACTTCCCCGCTATTTCCGGGAACTGTTGGAACTTTAGAAAGACCATAAGAATAATTTATTTTACTGCCTGTTGAATATATCTTAATGCATGTAATATACAAGCAACAAGGCTCAGTTTTTATTAACCCGAAAGACGTTTTAAGTTCAACAGGAAAAGAAACTATATCATTGAAAGAAAATAAAGGCTTCCGGGGGATAAAATCCTTATCTATATTCTCGATAAGGTTACTCTTTACTGGAGCTTCTAGTTGTGAAGCGATTGTCTCTTTGTATTTCATTTTACAGTTTTCCTTTCTTTCGGAACAATTTCTATTTCAGAAACGATCAATTTTGCAGCTTCAAGGATAACTTCTCTTTTGAAATGATCCCCGTGAAATAAGTCATGCGCGAAAAGGGCTTTCTCAACCATTGCCTTCGGACTATAATTATCGTAAGTATTTTTTACAAGTCTTTCTGCTTCTTCTTTTACAGCTTCTTTTACCCATTCCCGGATATCTTCTTTTGTTATCCCCAATTCATTGTGCATGAATTGTTTGAACAGAACCCATTTTTCATTTGCTTTTGTCATGCTTTTCACAACCTTCAGTCATTAAAAGTCTGTTTAAGAATTTCTTCTTCTAAAACTTTAGCTTCAATATCAAGAGCATTATTTATATTGGAAGCATAAAAGAAAACCATTAAAGCGTAAGCGGCTTCTTCCAATTGTTCCAGATATTTAGTTACAAAAGGATTCAAAGGGAAATTATTTTTTGAGATTGTCGCTCGATCTAAAATAAGTCTAAAATCATTTTCGCTTTGAAATGCAGGAATCGCTGTAAATTTAGAACTTGGCTCAAGATTGAAGGATTTTACAGGATTTGTTGTTTTTATTTTTTTAGCTCTTCCTTCGGCTTGAGGTTTTAAAACCATCTTTTTCACGGGAGTCTTTTTCACGGGAGTCTTTTTCACGGGAGTCTTTTTCACGGGAGTCTTTTTCACGGGAGTCTTTTTCACGGGAGTCTTTTTCACGGGAGTCTTTTTCGTTGCCATACTTTCTTAAACCTCTATTATTAAATGTTTTTTGAACTCTCGGTTTTCTTCGTGATTGAAGTAACCGTAGGGATTGCAGACAATTCTTGTATTTCCGATAAAATAGTCTTGAGAATTGTGGGTGTGACCGTGACACCAAAGAACAGGCATAGTTTCGAGAATCATTTCTTCCAGATTCGTAGCGTAAGCATAATTAACCTTATTCCCCGCAAAACGTAAAGGAACGGATTGAAAAGAAGGTAAATGATGTGAAATTACAATTCGTTTCTTTTGTGAACTACGAGAAAGTAACGTCTTTTTCAGAAACTTAATATTCTTTCCGTGTTCTTTCGAAGTGATCTCCGGGCTTAATCTGTTGTAAAGCTCGGTGTGTCCTTCTTTGTAATAAATTATTTCGTGATAGTCATTCATTACATGTTGAAGGTAAGACATATCAACAACATCATCGGTTAATTTTGTCCAAAGAGTTGTTCCGTGAAAAGAATATCCGGAAAATTCCCGTAATTGTATTTCTCGATTGTCCAAAAGATAAAGATTTTCTTCCGGGGAAAACAATAAATCCCGGTATTTTTTACGAACGGTTAAATAATTGTGTCCGTAAAATTCATGATTACCCAAGACAAGGAAAATAGGTACTTTATTTATTGTCAGAAGATATTCTTTCAAACGCAAAGGATTACAATCTATATCCCCAGCAAGAACCAGAACGTCCCCCACAATGTCCTCTTTTGTAAAGAAAGAAGCGGGAGTTCCGAATTCTCTATGTAAGTCTGAAAGTATCTGTATTTTCATTTAGTATTTCCTTTATACGTAATATACCGGAAAAAGAAATAAATTACATAAATTATTTCTTAAAAGTAAAAACATGGTTCCCACAATCCGTCATAATTTCAAAACCGTTTCTTAACATATTTTCTTTTTCAGAAAGTTCAGGATCGAAATCTGACAAAATCTCCGGTAACTTATGTTTCTGGAATTGTAGCCGAGAAAAGAACTTCCCGTCTTTGTAATAAAAATAATTCGGAGGCGAAGTGTGCGAGTATTTAAAACCTAATTTCGGATATACCGTCTTTTCAGGATCAAGAGAAGAAAACCTTACATCACAATATGAAATAACGGAAACGGGATTATATTTCTTTACAAAATAAGTAAAGAGTTTGGAAGCGGCTCCCACAACTATCGTATTTAATTTGGAACAAAACCGGAGTAATTCGTATTGGTTTTCTTTTGAATACCGAGGCGATCCTAAAGACATAACAGAAACCAATTCCTCTTTGAAAAATAAACCTAAATTAATCTTGGAGGGGATTTTACCTTGTCTGTGGTTTTTATGTAAAAAGGTTTGTATTTGTTCGGAAGAAATTTCACGAACCTCACAATTTCGAGCAAAAAGTCTATTTTTTATTTTTCCTATTTTATTATTGAAAATAGAAGTCATTATTTCAGGATTTAACACATATTCCTGCCACCAAAGAGGGATTAAATTAATCTTTTTATCTGCAGCTATTTTTTTCAACTCTAAAAAGTCAATTTGTTCTGAAAAAAGATCAACTCTTAATTTTTTATTGTTGACCAGATAAAAGTTCTTTCCTGTTTTTTCTTTATAAAATTCTTGAAAAGTGAAATAATTTGCAGAGGCTCTCCCGTATTTTGAATGGTATTCTCTATGTAACTTAGAAGATAGTAGAACGCCATTGAAGAAATTTAACGCCACTGAGGGGAATCTTTTAAAGCCAAAGATATGATGAGCCGCCACTTTTTTAGTCTCTTCGGAAATAACACATTTCTTTTTGTATTTTCGTCTTATTTTTAAAACCCACGTATTGTAATATTCAAAATTATTCCCTCTGTTTTTTACATTATTTTCACCCCTCTCAAAAAAAGGAATTATTCTTTTCTTTTTTCCCGCATTTTTCATTGCGCAATCCGGGCAAATAAAATTGCCGGTTTCTTTACGGAAATAACTAAATTTATACCGGGATTTTTCTTCGCCACACTGAGCGCATTTAAAAATAAAAATACTTTTTGTCGATTGTGGTTTGTTGATCAACTTCGAACCATGTTGTTTAAAGAGTTCTCGTGTCTTTTTCAGAAACCCCGGGAAATTGTTCTTTTTTTGGGACTCCCCTATTTTTACAGCTTTGCATTCCGAACAAACCGGGATTCCTTGTTTTTTTATTTGAAATAAAAGTTGTGTGATTGATATATAAGCATGTTCTTTCCCACATTGCGAACAATACCCCAAAAGAGGCTCATCTTTATTTATCGGATAAGGCTGACGAATTTTAATCCCTTTCTCCGAAAGAAAAGGGATTAATTCTTTTTCCACATATTCCACGTTTTCTTGTATTTTCTGCAATTCTTTTGTGTTTTCTACACAATTGCTGCAGAAACATTCCCGGTTTCTTTTCAAAAGGTTGTTGAAAGTGGAATATGTGAACTCTTGTAAACACCCGGGACATTGTAAAGTGATAGGCTCTAACTGCTTTGTGTAATTTACAACTTTGGCTCCCGCTTTTTCGACAAAAGAAACGACTTTATTGTATTCTTTGTTTTTCTTTTTTATTCGAGTGATTTCAGCAGTACATTCCGCACAAAGAGCTTTCGCTTTCCTTCGAAAAAAAGTATCCAGACTTAAATAAGAACCCTCCCCGCCACACATTAAACATCGGAAAGTAAAAGTCTCCCCCGTAACATTTTTCGGATATTGAATAATTTCCGAGCCAATTTCTTTAAATTTATCAATATATTTTTGCAACATAATAAAAGACCTTCCTTACTTTTTATTATAAGGAAGGTCTTGAAAAAAATCAAGAGTTGTTTTTAACTTAAAACCCGCAAACGCAGATTATAACTGACCCGCACCATCAGTAAAGTAATCATAATTGATAACAAGGGTCGGGCGCAAGGTGGCATTTTCTGTTCCCAAAGTATCTTGAGTGTATTGGCTCAAGAAACAACCGATAAGTTTGTAAGTCCAGATAGGTTGATCCTGACGATTCAGGCGAGTGAGAACGATTGTTGCTTCAACATCGTCTTTTGTTCTGTGAACACCGGTTTGGGTTTCATAACAAGCTTCACGCCATGCCTTGATCCATTCCATAATTTTCATATCTACAGATTCAGCCATTGTAAGAGTGATTGACTGGGTGTAATTATGGATTCCCGGTTGCCATACTTTATGTCCACGGATTGAAGTTTCAATTGGAGTATCGTTCAACAGAGGGATTTCTGTAGAGATACATCTTAAGTTGATTTCTTCAGAAGTGGGGAATCCCCCTGAAGCAGACTGTTCTACACGCATAAACCATTGATAACTGGTTGCGAAATCGGTTAAAGTTCTGACCTGATCAATTGTTGGTCTTACTGTCATATCGATAAACTCCTTTTGCAGAAAGCAGAAAAATAAAATTACAATAAGTATCTGCAAAAGATTAATTTAATACTTATCTATCAGATAGAATTAGAAAAAGAAAAACTCCTCGAAAAGAGTGTTCCGGGGAGTAAAAAATATTAGGAGACAATGCACAAATTATTAATGTAGAGAAGCCAGATATTCTCCTTCGACAAACCGGGTGAGTTTTCTTTTGTTTTCGATATTGGCAAGGGCAGTCATTTTATCTTCCAATTTAGCATGATCTACACATTTGCAGTAAAGGGAGAGTTTTCGCATGAAGTCTTTAAATTTCCCTGAATATTTGTAATTCATCCGTTCACTTCCTTATTGGTTTCGAAGATGCTTTTGATTTGATGTATATTTCGTAAAGTTTTTGCCAAATATTTTTCGATTTGTTTGTTCTTTGTGTGTTTAGCAATGTCATGAAAAGTCTTTTCTAATTGAAGAAACATGCCAACATCTGCGGCGACTTCGGTATAAGTAAAGAAAGTTTCCAGCATGTAGATAAATGCCTTAGCTTCTTCGTATTCCGAGTCTATTTCAGGTTTTGCTTTTTCTGTATCAGAAGAAGGCTCTTTTTGTTTACCCCCGTCTATTTTTTCTTCCCCTGCAGGATATCTTACATTTTTATAACAGGTTCTTTTACCCCCGTCATGATATTGTGTTGTTTCTTTTCTTTCGAAAGGATTATGACCCATCTCTTCACCCCCGAGAATACTTTCTTCTACAATGTCTTCCACAAAAAGATCGTCTAAATCGGAAGGTTTTTGAAAGGTTTTAGGTGTTTTTTCTTCAGAAAAAACACCTCTTTTCTTTGCTCTATATTTTTCCTGTCTTTCTTTTTGTAAAAAGGCGTAACATTCTTTACATTGTCTTCTTCGATATTTTTTATTCACTTTCGGGAAATCTTCCGGGATTTTTATTTTCTTGCAAACAACGCAAGTTTTAAAGACTTCTTCCGCAGAAACAGCTTCTTTTTCACATTTTTTACAAACATGTTTCACTTTCCCGAAATTGTAAGAGTCTTTGTCGAATTCGGAATATGGTAAATATGCTCCGCAACCTCTACAGGCTTTTAAATCCCCGTTAAATCTAAAAAAGACTTGTTTTTCACTATTCGGTAAATCCACAAAGATTTCGAAATCTTTTGTATTCGGGTCAAACCCTTTTATTGCTTTTCTTTCTTTCAGGATTTTAAGAGCTTTTTGCGTCTTAAAAAGAGGCAATCCGGTTATTCTTGAAAGACCTACAACCCCGGAATGATCCCCGAAACGCACAAGTTTTTGTATCTGTTCTACAGTAAGCTTTTCGATTTCAAGAATAACTTCCTCCGGAGAGGATTCTTCTTTCCGAGGGGCAAGTCCAGAAACAAGCCCTTTCTTTTCGCATTGTCTACAGATTTTTCGGTAGTGTTTTCCGAATACTTTCCGAAAACCACGAAGGAATTTTGTCTTTCCACAAGATTCACATTCTTTTAATCGTTTCATTTATTTATTCCTTTTCGATATCTTCCAAAGCAGCAATAATTGCGGGACGATCAGATTCCGGGATGTTGAACAACGTAATAATGAAAGGTAAACACAATTTTTCAGGAATCACCAGCCATACCGGATGTCCGTGAGAAACGGGGAATCCTAAAGTATTGTCCGTTAATCCGTTCCACCGGACAGCAATAGTTTTAATATGTCCGTCCCAGATCCCATATCCGATTGCAAAATCATCATGGGAATATAAAACCTGTTGAACTTGGAACTGAGAAGTCATTACCTGAGAAGGATGTGGCATATCTGTAATATCTCCTTTATTTTATGTTTATTTAAAATATACTGAAAAATTTATGTAATTACGAAGAAATTTTATTCCAAACAAAAACATGGTTCCCACAATCTTTAAAAATATCATAGCCATTATTTAACATATTTTCTCTTTCCGACAACTTAGGGTCAAAAGTATCCAAAACTTCCCTCAATTTATGTTTCTGGAATTTAATTCGGGAATACATTTTTCCGTCTTTAATGTAAAAATAATTCGGGCGGGAGGTATGAGTGTGTTTAAAACCTAATGACGAATAAACTGTTTGTTTAGGGTCTAAAGAAGAGAATCGCACGTCACAATATGAGATAATACTTAATGGATTGTAATTTTTTAAGAAAGACTTGAACAATTTAGAAGCTGCTCCGGGGATTAAATGGTAATTTTTATTACAGAAACGTAAAAGTTCGTATTGATAGTCTTTTGCAAATCGAGGTTGCCCGAAAGACATGGCGGAAAGAAGCTCATTTGTTACGGGATCAAATAAACCAAGAGCCACAGAAGCCGGGTAATGCCCTTGTCTATGGTTTTCTGTGAAAAAAACCTTAGCTTCTTTTGAAGTCAACTCTTTTACAATTAATTTTCGAGCGTGTTTTTTTGTTAAAACTGAAGACACTTGGAATTTAATTGCAAAAAAAGAATCGAATATTTTAGGTTTTTGCAGCAACTCTTGTTCCAAAAGACTTAGATAATTTATGCCTTTTAAATGATAAAGTTGTTTTAAATCTGCGACTTTTAATCCTTCTTTTTCATTTAAAATGTCCACAACAAACTTTTTATTCTTAACAGGATAAAAAGTTTTTCCCGTTAAATTTAAATAAAACTCTTTAAATTGACTGAAGGTGTTATTGCCGAATCCGTATTGAGAATGGAATGCTAAATGTAACTTTTTTGAAAGAAGAACTCCATTCCAAAGGGAAAATCTAAAATCTTCAAAATGTCTCCAATTATACAAATGGTGGGCGGTTCTTTTTATATTGTCTTTTTTAGTAATTACACAAGAATAGTTAAATTTACGATATATTTGTTTCACCCAACTCAAATACCCCGGCAAGTTTCGCCTTAAAATGCGTTCTTTTTTAGACAATTCATGATTATACCGTGGGTTTGACTCCCCGGTATAATACTCTCTCCAACAAGAGAGACACCACATAAATCTATTTTTATATATTTGACTGTAATTAGCATATGTTCCAATCCCCCCACAATTACAACACTTAAACTTTACATGCTTAAAATACCCGTTCCATTCCAATAATTCCGAACCTTTGGATTTAAAAAAGATATCTGCCTTTTCTTTTGGGTATTTAAAACGCTTGGACAAATCTTTCCACACACATATTTTACACCAAAGAGCTTTTTCAGGATTATTTTTGTAATTTTCTTGAAGATGCCTAAAAGATTTTTTTTCTGGGGAGCCACATTTACTGCAAGAATATTGAAGAGGGCTTACATTATTTACATATTCGGTCGAAAATAATTTCGAACCCTTATCCACAAACCATTTTTGTAAAGTATCTAAATTAAAAGTTTTACCGTTACATTCTTTACATTTACAGTCAGGATTCACTACTTTTAAACTATGAAGACTACAATATTTCTCAGTTCTACCGCACAGAGAACATTTAAAAACAACCGATTGGCGAACTGAAGTTATTTCATTTAAAATTTCAGAACCTTTAGATTTAAACCATTCTGAAATCTCAGACATCGATAATCGCATTCTATCAAAATGACATTGAACACAAACACAAGTCGGGTTATCTTTTCTTAATCTTGGAAATTTAGCGTGACTTGTCTCTTTACCGCACATAGAACATAAGAAAAATATTCTTGTTTTAGAATCAATATACGTTGAAAGTAGTTTAGATCCCCGATCTTCAAACCACTTTTCCACATCTTTTTGTTTTAATTTTTCAGCCATAAAAATAACCCCCTACTCATATTCTACATGAATAGGGGGTTATTGTAAAGACAGGACTTAAATATAACTACCTATTACGCCCCGGCATTAACCGCTGCTTGATTGATAGCTAAAGCTGAACCTGTTCTAGTTATAACTAAGCGGAACGGGATATATTCAATTGATTGAATCGGCTGTATATACAGGTCTACAATCATTTGATATTGGTCAATGACTGCTGGAGGGTTGTTTGTATCATCGCAAACAATGTCAAACGCATAAACACCACGTCTTGCCTTAACAATGGTCATGTAATCTGTAATTACAGAAGTTACCTGAGCACGAGTTGCAGCATCGTTGATTTCAAACAAGAAATCTTCGAGAGTTTTAGCAATGGCAGGTTCGATAACGCAGAGTAGAAGCCTTACATTTAGTCTCGATAAGCTGCTAGGTCTTCCGAGAAGGGTCTTTTGCCCCCAAATCAAAATACCTCTGCCGGGGGCGAAACGTAACGGATTGATACCGCCGCCACCTGAAACAGCTCCATCATAGAGGTAATCCATTTCGCCTTTGCTGAAACGTCTGCGAAGATCAAGAACATTTACCTGTCCACGTCTAAAACCGGCAACTGGATACCACATTTCATAATTCATTGCGGTAAAGCTGATAGCTGCAGCAGCATATCCTTCGGGGCTGACATACAAGCCACGGTCATTGTATTTATCATATACTTTAACGTGTGGGGTGTAGAGAGCTGAGAAGGAACTGGAGAGATTAAGAATGTTCATCCAGTAATCCACGATGTCATTCAGATAGTTTGCGGAAGCTTCTTTGTCGTAAGGAACTGAAAGCATACAAACGCAATCATGTCTGTTTTGAGCGATGCCGTCGATGTATTTCTGGAAAGCAGGGGTTGCCCATCCACCGTCCATAAAAACAGTTACCGGGTAAGTATCTGCATTTCGGAAAGCATCTGCAGCTTGCATCATTTTACCATCAGTTACGGGGTCTCCGTCATCCCCACCGTTCATATACAGAGGAATCATTTGTGGCAGGGGGGTTCCTGTAACGAGAGGATTAACTTGAGCACGAATGTAGTTTGAGCCTTCGAGTAAATCTTCGATATACATGTTTTGTCCAAGACCGTTTTTCTGTCCGGGGACGAGAGACACGTAATAAGATTCAAGAGCAACATTCAAATTGCTTCTGTGGAAGATTTCGATAAGGAATGAATCGGGTTCGGAAACCGCTTTCATCGGAACCAATTGCATAGTTCCCTGTCCGGTAGAGGAGAGGAGCAGAGCATTTCCTGCAAGAGCGTCTTCTGCGGTATTTGCAAGCTTAACAGTAGTTGCAGAAGCAGCGACTGTGTAATAGGTGGTGTAGTTATTTAATCCGCCGGGGAGGGCATCACCTGTTAAAGAAGTAAGCATGGAGAATCTTACGGGTTCTCCGGAAGCAAATCTTTGTGTTACGGTGATTGAAGTTGAAGCATCAGTTCCACCGGCAAGTTGGACAGAATCGCTACCATCACCAAGAGTCCAAGCTTCGGTTGGTCTTTCTGCAACGATAGAGAGGAAAACACTGGGGATTGTAAGAAGAGCTGTGCGAATTTGAGTTTGAGTTGAAACCCCGTCTTCGATAGCTACTGTGATTACATTTCCCACTTGAGTTGCAGTTTCACTTCCTGCAGTTGCGCCGTCAACCAGTTCGATCTGAATGTTGTTTCCAGCCTTACCTGTAACAGCAGTGATATTGATTTCTCCATCCGAAACGACGATATAAGAATCTTCCCCGCCGGAAAGAGTTACAGTATCTGTTCCCACACCGAGAAGCCAAATATCGGTTGGACTTGCAGCGACTACGTTTGCAATTGTGCTTACAACGGTAAGAAGGGCGGTTTTCATTTGGTCTTGTGTAGAAACACCGTCTTCGATTGTAAGAGTAATTACGCCACTGTTGAGAACAGCAGTTTCACTTCCGGCAGTTCCGCCGCCAACTACGTTAATTGTTACGTTTCCTGCAGCACCCGGAACGGCAGTAATTGTAAGGGCACTGTCAAGAACTCCTGTTGCAGCTTCGGCAGGAATCGTAATTGGAGTTCCTACGCCAAGAGAACCAATCGCTGAAGTTGCCGCTTCATGCACTACATTTGAGGAATTGAGAAGGATATTTTCCCTATCTCTTTTTACAGAAAGAGTTATACAAACATCATCTGACCACACGCCGGGGTCGGATTGATAAATTGTGAAAAGGTCATGAGTTCCGAAAGTGTATGCTGTCGGATCTTCAAGTCCAGAAACCCATGCTGTATTTGCGGGTTGATCGTTGGTTTTGATTGCAACGCCGCCATACGCATAATTGTCTCCGATTACACGGAAAGTCCACAGTTTATCGGATCTTTGTAAAAAAGCCGATGCTGAGAAGAATGCGAGAGAATCGCCCACTTCAAGTTTATCTTGAGGGGTATAAGTTCTCATCAACTGTGTTTCGTAAGTCATGAGTCTTGGAGTGTCGATAGGCCCTTTTCTTGAAGGAATAAGGATTGCGCCGTAAACACCGGGGAAACCCGGAACACGGGTCGAAAGATCAATTTCTTGAATCGGTACAGATGCAGAACCGCCTGATACTGTCATAGTTTAAAACTCCTAATTCTTGAAATAAAATAAAATTACTTGGTCGCAAGAACAAAAAGCACACCTTTCGGGAGTGCTCCGACTTTTTCTTTGTTCACGTTGTTTACTTTCTGTTTCGGGGAAAGTACAAGAGTGTCTCCCATATAAGAAAGATAAACGGGGTGGTCAAGGGTGTTAACAAGGGAACCTTTTTTTACGGTTGCCATATACGAAAAACCTCCGAGATAAAATAAAATTAGACGAGAAACTTTTTATTGTTCTCGTCTATTCTCGAAGGTATTACTTGTTTATCAGGGAAAATTGGGAAAAGAAGTTTATTTTATTTACGGCTCACTCCAAGTTGTCCCGGTGGAATCAATAGTTCCGGTTTCCATTGTTGTTCGAGAAATATAATTATTCAATTTGGCTTGAATTTCCTGAATAAATTTTATCGGAGTGTCGGAGAGCATGATAAATTCCCCGGTAATTGTGCATTTCCCGTCACAGGACATATACAAGTTGTCTTGTTTATTGTAAGAAACATTTTCAAGACCCATAAAATCCCAGACAACTTGATATTCGAAAGTTCCTATGTCGGTAAATTCCAGAAATATATTTTTTACAAGATTTATGCTCGTTTCTGTTGCAAACATGACTTCAAAAGTCTTACTTGCAATAATATCGGAATAATACCATTTCCACGGGATTTCAAAAGAACAATATCTGGCTTTGTAATCTTTTCCTTCAAAAAAAGGGTTAGGGGTGTTTCTCGAATACGGGAATTGTTTTCTCGGAACTTCGTAAGGTTTCAAAACTCCAAGAGTATATGTGAAAAGTGGGAAGACCTGTTGATTTGTTATATCAAAAGCCGATCTTAAGGCTCTCACCCCTTTTATGCTTTCTTCATAAGTCAAAGTCGGGTCGAACTTAAAAGTGACATCCGGATAAATTCCTTGAATATTGTTCAATAATTCATCCATTATCAACGGGATGGGGGTTAGCACTGTCCAATTTGTCATAATTTATCCTTTTTTTACGGAAAAACTTGTTCTTTTACAATTGTAAGAGGAGAAACGGTTTGCCCGTTATCTTGTCCTGTTGTTTCCGGGGTAAAGCTTTGGTTAAAATCCAGATCATAAGGTTGAGAAACTTCATGATATTTTTTATCCCATGTTTTTACCGGGACATCAGTATACCCGGCAAGGTATTTTTCCGGGTCAACAGAGTCAAGCCATTCTTCAAAAGAAACTCTGTCCGGGTCAACTTGTTGTTCCCACATCTGCGTCAACTTTTCTTTTATTTTCCCGGATTGTTTTTTCAAAGAAGATATCTTAGTTCTCTTTTTAAAAAAATTAACAATCTTTTCCACATATTCCGGGGAAGTGGGTGTTTCCGGGGGAATTTCGGAAAGCGATATTGGGGTTAAAACCGGGAATAAAATACCAATTTCCTCATCTTCAAATTTTGTCAACATTTCTTTTTCAGAAAAGCCTCCATCAGCATCATAATATTTATTATTATATTTCAAAACCACATGTTGAATTTTCGAAGGGGTGTTTCTTGACCTTGTAGCTTTAATTCCGTAAAGTTGACCACCGAATATCTTTTTTAAAGAAATAGCTAGTAATGCACAGCCCCCATCTAACGGCCCAGCGTCAATTAAATCTAGCATAAGAGAATAAAAAGAATTATTTCTAGTTACATTTTTTTTTAAAAAAGATTCGAGATTTAATTCTGAATATTTCTTTATCATTCTACATCCAACTTTCTCAAGAAACTCGAAGTTTTTCTCTTCTTCATTTCATCGTATTCTTCTTGATATCTTTTCCCGGTTGCCGGGTTGGTTCCAGATATACCCCGTTTAACAGTTAATCCTTCGGGAAGCTTTGTTATTGCTGTCCCTTCAAGGTCTAAATAACCACCGACAGTTGTTAAGCTCTCTGGAAGTTTGGTTATTGCTGTTTCTTCAAGGTCTAAATCACCACCGACAGTTGTTAAGCTCTCTGGAAGTTTGGTTATTTTTGTTCCGTAAAGGTTTAAATTACCACCTACAGTTGTTAAGCCTTCAGGAAGTTTGGTTATTTTTGTTCCGTAAAGGTTTAAATTACCACCTACAGTTGTTAAGCCTTCAGGAAGCTTTGTTATTGCTGTCCCTCTAAGGTTTAAATTACCGCCAACAGTTGTTAAGCCTTCAGGAAGCTTTGTTATTGC